GCCAAGGTCGGACAGTTGCACATCATGAGTGGCACGCGGACACCTAACGAGCTACGCGTCGTTGACGGCCTCGACCCGTACAAGGGTGGTGACGTATTCCACCAGGCAATGCAAGGAACTGTCGTCGCTGGTGGCGATTTGAACGCGCTTGGCACTGACGTGTCACCCACGCCAACAATGGGCGTCATCGATGGCTGAACAATTCCGGCCCCCAAAGCTCGTCGTCGCCGAGGGACTCGTATCGAAGTGTGTAACGCCAGCACAAGTTTTTGAACTACGCAACGCGCCTGGTGTTACTGGTGTTTGGGCGCAGAAGATCGCAGCTCAACTCGAGCACCGCGCAGCAGAACTGAAGGAGATACTCATGGATCATCGCGCCGACCCGTCAGCGCCCGCACCGCTCGACGCGAACGAACCAGCCGAACCTGCCCAAGGTTTGTACGGAGTCGACAGTGATCGTCTTGCCGATAAGATCATGGCCGCTGATGCAGCAATGGACGCCGCGCAGACCATACTCGAGGAGTACGAGAACGACCCCGTGATCAGCCAGGCATATTTCCTGATTTGCGCGGCCGACTCAGCCCTCGAGGACGTACAACAGGCACTTGGCTTGTCAGATCCTGATGATGAGATGCCTGCAGCCCCGTTGGCCGTTGATTCGATGCCGATGATGGATGAGACCCGCGCGGCTGGTGTTGAGCGACGCAAAATCACGTTCGATGCCGAGCTGCGCGCAACGACTGATGGTGAGATGCGCGTTGCCGGGTATGCGGCCATGTTCAACCGTGAAGCCTCAGGTTTGCCTTTCCGCGAAATGATCGCCCCAGGCGCATTCACCCGCACGTTGCAGACAGGTCAACCCGTCTACCTGCTCGTCAATCACGATACGGACGCGCTGCCACTTGCCTCAACGAACGCTGGCACGATGACGCTACGCGAGGACGCCCAAGGCCTCTACATGGAGGCAAACCTTGATCCGGCGAACCCACGCGCCCAAGAGTTGCACTCAGTGTTGAGCCGTGGCGACGCAACAAAAATGTCATTCGCGTTCACAGTCAATCAGGGTGGCGAAACTCGTGATGGTGATCTGCGCGTGCTCACCGATTTGAGCCTTTTTGAGGTGTCTATCGTGACCTGGCCCGCGTATGACTCGACTGACGTTGGTGTGCGCGATGGTTCACCCGTCCCCGTGAGTGATGATCTGCGAGCGCGCATGTTGGCCGCTCGCACACAGTTTTTCGCAATTGCCTAACACGGCGTGCGAATACCCCCGACGCAAACCTGCCTCGGCGGTGACCAGAAAATAAACCTCATAAGGAGATTGTCATGTCAAACATGACCAATTCACTCCGCGAGGCACGCAACGCAGCTGTCAAGGCCGCGCAGGATCTGCTCGCCGCTGATCCGACCAGTGAGACTCTTGACGCTGTAGAAGCTCGCCACGCAGAAATCGTCGACCTCGACGCCAAGATCGAAACCGCCGCAAAGCTCGAAGAGCGCGCCGCACAGATCGCCGAATCACGTCAGACCGCCGGCGTTCAGGCTTACACGCCTGCAGCTGTCGTCAAGTCAGAGCCACTCACCTACCAGGAGCGTGGCGACTACTCATTCGTTAAGGACATGATCCGCGCGCACACCCGCAACGACATTAACGCGTGGGATCGTCTCGCACGTCACGACAAGGAAGTTGCTGTCGAGACTCGTGCAATCACCACCAGCGACGGTTCCGGTTCCGGTGGCGCTGGCGAATTCGTACCGCCCCTGTGGCTGATCAACGAATACGCAGAGTTCGCTCGTGCAGCTCGCGTCACCGCTGACCTGCTCACCACGATGGCTCTCCCAGCCGGAACCGACTCGATCAACATCCCACAGATCACCACGGGTTCGCGTACTGGTCTGCAGGCTGGTAACAACACGTCTACCACTGCACCAACCACTAACCGCGACCTCGTAACGAACTCGGCAACCGCGCCGGTTCGTACTATTCAGGGTTACGAGGAAGTGTCGATTCAGCTTGTCGAGCAGTCCCCGCTCGCTGGTGGTTTCGACCGTCTCATCCTCGGCGACCTCATGGCCGACTACAACCTGCAGCTCAACTCTGCCGTCACAAGCGCATCTGATGGTACGAGCAACAACCTCAACGGTCTGCTCAACGCTGCCGGTCAGTCAATCACGTGGACTGAAGCCTCACCAACGGTTGCAAACGGCATCAAGGCCATTGCTCAGGCAATTTCCGGCATTGTTAACAACCGTTACCGTCAGCCAGAAGCCCTTGTGCTCCATCCAAAAACTTGGTACTGGCTAGCCTCGGCTGTGGACTCCCAGAATCGCCCGTTGGTTGTACCAACGGCTGGTGGGCCCATGAACACGTTTGGCGTAAACGAGAGTCCAGGCGCAGCTGCTGGTTACGTTGGCACCATCCTCGGTGTACCCACGTACCTCGACGCGACGATCCCGCTGGTCTCAACGACTCAGCAGCCCATCCTCGTTGGTCGTTTCTCCGACTCGTACCTGTTTGAGTCTGGTGTTCGCAGCCGCGTCCTCACCGACGTGTTGAGCGCCAACCTCACCGTGCGTTTCCAGGTGTACGGCTACGTTGCGCTCGCGCACCGTTTCGCCAACTCCATCGCCAAGATCACCGGCACTGGAACCGTTCCGGTCTCGGGCTTCTAAGCCTGACCTAATTGTGCTGGGGCTCGTCCTCTCTCAGCGAGCCCCAGCACTCCCCTTTGACCGAATAAACGATTAGGAGTGTGCGATGCCATACGATCTCGGCGATATCGTCACACTCGGTTTCGTTGTCCAAATCGGTGGCGTCACAACGAACGCCTCAAGCGCCACGGCAACGGTCACGTTGCCCGATGGGACAACAACCACCCCAACGATCACGAACCCGACCACTGGTAATTACCAGGTCATTTATCAGCCAACGCAGGTTGGCCGGCATGGGGTTCGTTTCGTTACGACAGGGGCGGGCGCAGCTGCACACACAGACGTTTTCGACGTTGACGACCCTGCAAGCCTGCCCGTCATCTCGCTGCAAGACGCAAAAACGTACTGCAACATCACAAGCTCAACGAATGATGAAGAGCTGCGCGGGTTCATCCTTGCCGCTTCAGATATCGCTGAGCGCCTCACGAATCTGACGTTGCGTCGCCGCACGTATGTTGATGTGAGTGATGGTGGCTCAAATGTCATCAATCTCGTTCACTCCCCCGCACAATCGGTCACGAGCATCGTGGAGAACACGACGACGTTGACTGCTGGTGATGATTACACGGTTGACCTGCCCAACGGTCTGATTTACCGAGGCTCGATTAAGAATCCGTTGACCTGGTATGCGGGGCAGCAAAACATCACGATCACATATGTGGCTGGTGAGTCCAATCCGAGCCCGACCGCGCAGCTGCTCGTTAAAGAGTTGACTCGGCATTTGTGGCGCACTCAGCGTGGTGCAAGCCCGATGGGTATGGCCGGCAATGATGATTTCGTCCCTGGTGGCAACAACGTGATCACGTACCGCGTTAAAGAGCTCGCAGAACTGCTCACCACGCCCACGGTGGCCTAATCATGGCTATCGTCGCCTCACGTTGGAACACCGTCTACGAGGCGTTGTTGAGCCTGTTTAACGGCGCGTCAACGTTGTCGAGCGTGACTGTCTCCGATGGGATACCGATCAGCGAGGACCGTTTTAACAATCTGCTGATCGTCGGCAATATTGGTGATCCGACGGCGAATCAGGCCGGCAGCATCAGCCAACAATATGCCGAGCTTGCGGGCGTCAACTCGAGCCGCGACGAAACCGTCAGCATCGACTGTTGCATCATCGCCCAAAACGGTGACTCAGATTTAAGCAGCGCACGATCAGCCGCATTCACCACGCTCAACGCCGTTGAAACGTTGCTACGCAACAACTACGACCTCGGCCTGCGTGACGTTGTACGCACCGAGTTACGCGACGCGAGCGTCTACCTTGACCTGTTCTCTGATGGTGCAGCGTGTCGTATCTCGTTCACCATCGAAACCACTTGCCTACTCACCACCGTTTAGAAAGAGGCCAACGCAATGGCACAGTATCGGAACATCTCGGGCGCGCCCCTGTTTGTCGCCACTGATCGTGGCCTCGTCGAGTGCGACAACGATTCCATCATCGACGTGTCAGACGAGTTCGCCTCAACCGTCTACTTCCAGACCGGCGACACTGGTGAAACCCCATTGTTTGAGGCCGTCCTCGCGCAAGCCTCCCGCAAAACATCAACCCCAACCCCTGTAGCCGACACCACCCCGGCTGAATAGTAGGAGCATCACATGGCAATCGGTTCAGGCCTCGGGTCCAGTTTCGGTTTCTCAGCCGAATCCTCATACGGCACATACGTCGCCCCAACAAAGTTTGTCCGCCATCGCAGCGCGAACGTGCAGAAGGCAGCTAACCGCGTCCAGGGCGAAGGCATCCAGTCCGGCTCATATGGCATGTTGTTGTCTCAGTTCGTTGAGGCAACGAACGCGGCCACGGGCACTGTCACGTTTGACGTTCAGTCAAAGGGCCTCGGTGTACTGCTGAACACGCTTATGGGTGGCACTGTCAGCCCTGTGCAGCAGGGCGCAACAACCGCCTACTTGCAGACACACACCCTGTCGGACGTGTTCGGTAAGTCAATGAGCGTTCAGGTTGGTTTGCCGCAGCGTGGTGGCACCGTCACCCCCGCAACCCTCAAGGGTGCCAAGCTCGCATCAGTCGCATTTCAGGCTGGTGTTGATAGTGTCCTGCAGGCAACGGCAACGCTCGATGCGCAGACGTATGACAATTCAACTGCCCTGGCAACGCCCTCATATTCATCTGGTGTGAACGTTTTTCACGGTGGTCAGATGACCGTGAAGCTTGGCACGTTCGGCAGTGAAGCCGCCGTGTCCGGTGTTAAGACGATGAGCGCGACGATCACTCGAGGCATGGATGTAGCAGGTTACTACGCTGGCGCGACCATACCTGGTACAAAGTCCGAACCAGTATTGAACGCTGCTACGGCTATCACGGGCTCGTTCGGCGTGGACTTCATCAACACAACCGACTTCCACGCACGTGCGACGGGTAACACGTCCACGAGTGTTGTGATCACGTTCACCGGCCCACTTATCGCGTCGACCTATTACGAAACTTTCACGATCACGATCCCATCTGTGGTGTTCCCATCACCGGACTCGTTCGATGTGGCTGACCGTAACGTGCTCAACGCGACGTTCAATTGGGAGTGGCGCTATGACGGTACGAACCTGCCCACGATCTCGTACATGACCACTGACGTGACCCTGTAAATGGAAGAATGGGTTTCCGTTCAGATCATCCCTGATCTGGTGAAGGTGCGTGATGCTTTACGCGCACTCGACAACAATCAGCAAACGAAACTGACACGGCAACTGTCAACGGAAATGCTGCGCATCGGTAACCGGGTCAAGACTCAAGAGCAACAGTCGATCATGAGCACCGCTATTGTCGGCGTCAAGAAAGACAACAGGGCACGCATCAAACGTGGACGAGCTGAATATCAGCCCGCGTTACGTGCCGATATCGCTAACGCTATGCAACGCCGCAACCGATTCACAAAGAAAGAAGCCGGCGTTGAGGTTCGCGTTCGTAACGGTCCACTCGGTGATCGAGCACGCCTGCCCAAATATTTCAACCGTGGCAAAAACAGGCACCCCCTTTTTGGTGACCGCAAACAATGGTTTGACCAGGTAGCCCGTCCAGCGGGTTGGTGGAACCGCGTCATCCTCGCCAACCGCGACGATGCAAAACGTGACGTGCAGCAGCTCATCTACAAATACCAGCAGATTGTTGCTGCAGCGTTAGAAGGCAAGAAACCCCACTGAGAGAGAGCACCCAATGAAACTGATCATTCGCACGCCCGACGAGACCCGCAGCCTCGACATTTCAACCATGCCCATCAGAGACGCAAGCGATTGCGAACGCCTCACCGGCATGACATGGGTTGAATGGCGAGAAGCACTCACACAAGATCGAGCTTTGGCCGTTCAGTTTGCATGGTGGCTCGCTGGTAAGCGTGACAACCTAACCCAACCCAAGTTCAGCGACATCGACCTCGATCTGGCCACGTTGCGTTGGGATGTTGAACTATCCGAGGCCGAGCAGGCAGCCGTTGATGCTGCGACGCCTGAGGCTGGTGAACCTGACGCGCGCCCTACTGGCTCAGGCCAGGAGGGGACCCCAACCGGGTAGACCCCATCACGCAAGCACGCACCTACGGCCCGTTATTCAACTGGCTTTATGGCGTCGACGAGGACACCGTTGTTGAGTCCTGGTCAATGGAGAAATTCGAGCGTTACCGCGCTGCAGCGCACGACTTCCTAGAACTATTAGCAGGAGCGAAACATGGCTGACACGACGAGTAACCTTAAGTGGGTTCTGTCAGCCACCGACAACGCAAGCAAAGTCCTCGCTAACGCGGGCAAAGGCGTTGACGAGTTACGACACAAGAATGAGCTGCTGCACAAAGCGTTGCACGTGCTCAGCGTCGCAGGGTTCGTCGAGTTCGCCAAAAGCAGCGTCGACGCGTACACCGAGGCAAACAAAAGCCAGGCTGAACTTGAAGAGGCTTACAAAAAGTTCCCGGCCATCGCTAACGTCAACATCGAATCTTTCAAGCGACTTAATGATCAGCTGCAGCAACGTAAGGCCGTTGATAATGACGCGTTAGCCTCGGGCGAGGCAACGCTGGCCATGTTCAAACTGACCGGCTCACAAATCAAGACCCTCATCCCCCTGGTTGCTGATCTGGCCCAGAAAAATGGGATGGATCTGAACAGTGCCGCAACCCTCGTGGGTAAAGCGTTCCTCGGTAATGCTCGAGCCCTCAAATCGGTCGGTATCGAGTTCAAATCGACGGGTAACACGGCCAAAGATTTTGCAACGATCACTGACGCCCTCGAGCGCCAAGTCGGCGGTGCCGGTGAAACATTCCGCAAGTCCGCCGCTGGTGGCAT